GCTTTCCAATATTCAGTATCATTTCTTGTTGATAAAGCATAATGCAACCCAACAAATTCAGCAAACCCATAATAGATAGTTTTACAGGCAAATGTGAAGTTGTCTTTGTCCCATTGTGTAATTTCACCTCTTCTTAAATTTCTTACAAGTGCTATTAAAAATTCGTGTATTGAAAACAAACCATTACTTTCTAATGGTTCAATAAATCCATTAGCTAGACCTATAGCAACTACATTTTTTACAAATAATCTATGGTATATACCACACTTCATTTTAATGTTTCTAAATTCGTGTTTTTCAGTACCAAACCCAGGTCGTACCTTTGCTAAATGATTTTTAAATTCTTTTAAAGCAGTTTTATCATCTACAAATTTATCTGAATAAACATAACCTGCACCAACTCTACTCCACAATGGTATATTCCATACCCAGCCATTTTCTATTGCTGTGCAATTAGTAAAAGATTCCACTTCTTTAGTTTTATCTACATAAGGTATCTTGGTTACCCACGCTTTATTATTTGGTAGTTTAGGGATAGGTTCAAAAGGTTCTTTTAATGCACCTCCTAAAAGCATTGATTTAAAACCTGTACAATCAATAAATAAATCTGCTTTATGTTTGTTTAAGGAAACAATACCATTTTCATCTTGTTTAATATCTTTTACATCTTCTTGAATATATTTGACGCCTCTAGGTATACAATAATGATCCTTTAACCATAGACCAAATTTAATTGCGTCAAACTGATAAGCAGAATCAGTTGATGTATCAAAACCATAGAATTTATGAGCACCCTTACTTTGATTAACTAGTGCCATAACAGACGAAAAACAATCAGCATAATCTGAAACTGGTGTTTCTGGATAAAATTCCTTTTTAATCCACCAATCATTATAATTTAATTTAGTTCCTTCTATGGCAGGAATACCAAAAGGATAGTGAAACGGCTCCTCGCCTTTTCCATTAAAGTCTGTAAACTTAATACTAAATTTAATAGTGCCATCTGTATGTTTTAAAAATTCTTTATCATCTATTCCTAGATAATGTGTCCATTGTTTAACTTTTGATATTGTACTTTCACCAACTGATATTGTTGGAACGTTAGGTGATTCTAATACAGTTATATCTTTATCAGGAAAAGCTCTTACTAAAGTTGAAGCTGTCATCCAACCAGCGGAACCTCCTCCAACTATTAAAATCTTATCACATTTCATTATCTACCTTTTTCGTTTAACTGCCTTCTTTTTCTTTTTTGGTATTTCTACTGGTGGGGTATTCTTCCTTAAAAATTCTGTAAATTGATTCTTAAACTCTCTATCTTCACCTGGTTGTAATGTCATATCATCATAATTTGCTTCTTGAATCATACGGTGTTTAATTGTAACTTGTTTCTTCTCCTTTTGTATTCTCCGTACAAAAGCATAATAGATAATTTGTGTGAAATATGCAAATGGATTGGTTGATTTTCTTGGGTTGAAATTGTCCAAATATTGTAAACAATTCTCTATACCATCTGATATCATATCATCACGATAAGTATAGTTAATAAAATTTGGTCTATATGATAGGTGATTCGCTATCTTTAAAAAACACTCGCCTATATAATCTGGCACAGATGGCTTAATTATTTTTATTCTCTTCGCTTTATTTACAGACCTTTTATAGAATATCATCGCCTGTAAGAATTCCTTATTATTTACATAATGTTCTGGTTTTTTCTTTGTTTTAATTTTTATAGTCTGTGTATTCATAATAGTTATATAATACTACACTTTTTTAAAATTGTCAATAGTACAACCAACATTGACTTTTCACATTTTTATCTATATAATGGACTGTGTAGTCCGTTCAGAAAGCTCCAGAGTGCTAGTGGAGAGTTCTCTTTGATTGATTAGAATCTTTAAAGATTTCATTTAACATTTCGTTCTCTTCATCATCTAATCGTTCTTGATGATAGATTTTTGTCTTGGACTTTTTAGGCGAATCTAAATGGTCATACTCTTTTGCAAGATTTATATAGCTTTTTGATATATCCCCACCAGCCGTTGTTATAGTTAATATCTTATCTTTTGGGATAGTAATAACTTTGTCTGGTGTATAGTTTGTCCATTTTATTAAAGCTATATAATCTCTCATTCCCATAGGTGTCATTTGTGGGATATATTTAATTTGTAGAGGTTTCTCTAATCTCATTAATGGCGATTTATCAGGCAATTGTTTATCACCTGATGGCATATGAGTGACTATATCATCACCATTTGTAAGTTTAATAATTTTTATATTAGCTTGTATGTTTGCCATTTCCTAACTCTATGTTATGTATTTCATAATCAAAGTCTTCATCATTGTATATATTTATACGCTCTCTAAAGTGTTGTAAAGTGTAATTTTCTTTTTCGCCATAGGAAAGGTCATCAGCAATATCATATAATGTTGCGTGTGATTTGTTATCCTTTAATCGTAATCCTCTACCGATACTTTGTAGATTTCTTATGCGAGATTTGCTAGGGCTACTAAAAACAATATTGTGTAAATTACGAATATTGATCCCAGTACTAAACGTCCCAAAACTAGCGACAATAATCGCTCCATCAGACTTTTCCGTAATGGCTCGGACTTGTTCTCGTTCATTAGTTTCTGTTCCTCCGTGTACATAGAAAATAGGTCGGTCACCTGCCTTTTCTTTTATTAGTTGATATAATAGTTTACCGTGCTTTTCTACGTATTGAAACAAACATAGTGTATTGCCGTGCAAATTAGTGGCCAAGTTCTTAATGTATTTATTCCTTTTTTCATTTGAAACTAAAAAATTTATCTCTTCCTGATAAGATTTATTTTTTAAAAAATCTCTTTGTTGTTTGCTATATTGTAAAACTAAACAAAAAATCTTTAGTTTGGCTAGCTGGTTTCTGTCTTGGAGTTCAGTAGTAGATACAACCTTATTTACAGCACCAAAAAGTCCTTCTAAAACAAGCTTATGTGTCTTACTATCGTCTAAAGTTCCTGTACAACCAACCTTATATGGGCATTGTACCAACTTTGTACATATCTTGGTAAGTGAAACCGCCTTAAATAAATGTGCTTCGTCACCAACTATCATACCAAATTGTTTAAACCACGTCTTTGGAAGATTATATATTGACTGCCAAGTAGATATAATTACTTTCTTATCAGTATCTTTACTATGACCTTCATATATTCTATGGATATTCTTTTCATTATCCCAACCATAATCTTTAAAATCTTTATATAATTGTTCTACCAATGATGTGGTAGGCACTATAATTAATATCTTCTTATCTTTTAATCTTAATAAATTAAATCTTACTAATAGATAAACAATGAGTGACTTACCACTAGCAGTTGGTGATAATAATAAACAACGTTTTTTCTTTATAGCGTGTATAAATGCTTCTTTTTGATAATCCCTTACCTCCATTGGTATCTTTAAGGCTTCAATAAATTCAGGAAGACATAAAGTATTTACTTTAGTATCTTCTATCTTTGTACCATCAACAACTTCTATATTATTTTCTTTACACCATTTAAGTATATAAGGATAAAGACCAACGTATATCTGTCCAGTTGCATATGAAAATAATCTTATCTTGCCGTCCCATACCCTATTACGAAATTGAGGCATAAATCTAAAACCAGGTACTTGAAAAGTAAAATGCTCTCCAAGTTCTCGTCTAATAGATTCGTCTGCTTCTATCTTTAAGTAAACATCATCTTTTTTATCAATGATTAGGTATCGTATATTAGGCATTACAATGCGCCAGATATGAATTTCTTCCAATCAATAGCGTTCTTTATTGTAAATGTTCTGTTTGATATTTGTCTAACCGTTCTATCTAAAAAGTCAACTACAGTATTAAGATAGTCCGATTTTTGTTTGAGTTTAATAATGTCTTCGTCTGAATCAATATACTTGTCAACATCTTGTCTTAATATTTTTAAGTTAAAAGGTTTTTCAGCATAAACACTAGGGTCTGCTTTACCTGTATAGTATTCCCATTTCTGTTTTTTAATTATATGGAATTCACTTTCATTTCTGCTCAGCATTAGTTTAAACTTTGTTAAAAGTTTCATATATTTGTTATGTATTTGAGGTGTTTTGATTGATTCTAAATCAAGTTCACTATCGTTAATTTTTAAATCTTTGTCAACTAATTCTTGGATTTCTTCTAGGTTCATATTAATAATATATCATACTATAATGAAAAAGTAAAGTCTAATTACGAGGTTGTAACAGCAGTTTGTCCACTTCCTGTTGCAAATTCATATATTTTGTATTGCATTGTTACAGTTGCTGTTAAATATTGAACGTCTGTAGCTGCTGTGTCATATTGTAAACCAGACAATCCTGTTGGAAATACGTCTGAAAATCTAACTTCAATATTTGAAGTGTTTTTGCTTGTTAAAATGTTAAGTGTTGCGTCTGAATAGATAGCACCAGTATCAGTTGCTTTATATTTAACTTTACCTGCGTCTGTTTCTTGATTTGCACCAGTAGATGTTGGAAATCTATCTGTACCACTACGCAATAGGTCTCTAAATTCTTTTCTATCACTAGGAAAACCTAGACCAACTAACCAACCGTGTATCTCTCTATAGTTTTCTAAATTTTCATCAAC